ACAGACAAGACTACATGGTATGACTCAGTGGAACTTATACGTTATGAACCTTATACTAACTGGGAGGCAGGGCTTGATGAAGCACTGAAAAGATTATGTCGTTGACGATTAGAGATATAATGGAGCGAATGAAGAAGTTAGACGAAATTACAATCTTGGAAGTGCTAGATATTTCTTCAGAAGAACTAATAGAGAAGTTTGCAGATAAGATAGAAGATAAATTTGATGAATTGGAGATAGACTTAGATGACACCCTATAGCACCTTTATTGCCAAGAGCCGGTACAGCCGGTTCATCCCTGATCAAAACCGCCGAGAGCACTGGGGCGAGTCAGTAGACCGTTACTTTGCTTTTATGTTTGACCACCTAGACAAGAACTACAAGTGGAGTCCTAACAATGACCTACGCCTAGAGCTTATCAGTGCAGTCAAGAACCTAGAAGTGATGCCTTCTATGAGGGCTATCATGACCGCAGGTAAGGCCCTTGACCGTGATAACACCGCTGGCTACAATTGTTCTTATCTGCCCGTTGATGACCCTAAAGCCTTCGATGAGGCTATGTACATCCTACTCTGTGGCACAGGTGTAGGCTTTTCTGTGGAGCACAAATATGTCGATCAGTTACCTGAAGTGCCAGATCAGTTGTTTGATTCTCAAACTACTATTTCGGTTGCAGACTCTAAGGAAGGGTGGGCTAAAGCATTACGCCAACTCATCGCTTTACTATACTCTGGGGAAGTGGCAAGATACGACCTTAGCAGAATTAGACCTGCTGGAGCCAGGCTCAAAACTTTTGGAGGACGTGCCTCTGGTCCCGGACCTTTGGACGAACTTTTTAAGTTCACTATTGCCAAATTTAGAGGAGCAGTTGGTAGAAAACTTACATCAATCGAGTGTCATGATATTCTCTGCAAAATCGGGGAAGTTGTTGTTGTCGGTGGGGTACGCAGGAGTGCAATGATTTCTCTGTCGGACCTTGAGGATGACCGTATGCGGTCTTGTAAATCTGGAAACTGGTGGGAACAAAATGGACATAGGGCACTCGCTAACAACTCAGCAACTTATAACTCTAAACCAGACATTGGACAGTTTCTCCAAGAATGGACTAGCCTCTACAACAGCCACTCTGGAGAACGGGGAATCTTCTCAAGAGAAGCAAGTAAAAGCCAAGCTGCAAAGAACGGCAGACGTGATTCTAGTTTTGACTTCGGAACAAACCCCTGCTCAGAAATCATCCTGCGCCCCTACCAGTTCTGTAATCTCACGGAAGTGGTTGTACGGGCAGAAGACACTGTAGAGTCTCTTGCTAACAAGATCAGGATAGCAACGATTCTTGGCACATTCCAGTCTACAATGACGCACTTTCCTTACCTGCGTAAGGTGTGGCAGAAGAACACCGAAGAAGAGCGTCTCTTAGGTGTATCGTTGACGGGTATCTTAGATAACAAATGGATGGGAGAAGTAAGTGACAGCACTGCGAAGGCTCTTGAACAACTACGGAAAGTCGCCGTTGATACCAACTCTGACCTTGCAACACAGTTGGGAATTCCTAGGTCTGCTGCGATTACTTGTGTCAAACCTAGCGGCACTGTGTCTCAACTTGTTGATAGCGCCTCTGGTATTCACGCTAGACATAGCCAGTATTATATTCGCCGTGTTCGTGGGGATAAAAAGGACCCTCTCTCGGCGTTTCTGACTTCTGCTGGTGTGCCTGCCGAAGATTGCGTAATGCGACCAGACAGCACAGTAGTCTTCTCATTTCCGATGAAGGCTCCCGAAGGAGCACGGTTGCGTGATGATCTAACAGCAATTGAGCACCTCGATGTTTGGATGATGTATCAGCGGCACTGGTGTGAGCATAAGCCATCTGTGACCATCTCAGTCAAAGAAGATGAATGGATGGACGTAGGGGCTTGGGTGTTTAGGAACTTCGATGAAATCTCTGGTGTATCCTTCCTGCCTTGGGCTGGTGGCACATACCGACAGGCTCCTTATGAGGAATGCAATAAAGAGCAGTATGAAGAGATGCTCTCTAAGATGCCTAAAGATATCAAATGGGACGACTTAGTCGAAGTAGAAGACAATGTCGAAGGTGCACAAACATTAGCCTGCGTTGCTGGGCACTGCGAGATCTGACATGACAGTATTACTGCACATCATTGGTGGTTGTATGTTGGGGTTTGAATACGTTGATGACTTTGAAGAGGAACACTGTGTCGTCATTGACCTGTTCATCCTCAGAATAATGGTTTTTTGGTAGTCTAGGGTGTAGTGCTTAACGGGCCTCTTCGGAGGCTCTTTTTTTATTCTTTCTCGTACATCTCTCTTTCGTGCTTACGGCGTTTGACAAGGCCGGGGAGTTCCCTACCACCAGCCTTTGTCCATGCCATAAAAGCCTCCGCAGCGCCTTCAAAGTCGCCACGGTTATGCTTCATTCGGATTGTTGACCTTTGTAGATTGCCGAGTCCAACATTGAAGCTAAAGCTGACCAGTGCGTCAAAGCGGCCTTGGGTAAGTCCTTGAGGGCATAGTCTAAGTACGCCTCGTTCAAAGAGAGACAAGTCTGCTGCCAAGATTGCATTGACTTCGTCCATTGTGAGAGTTCGATCCCACCCATCAGGGATTGCAAGTCCTTTACGTTCATCTAATTTTACCTTTATATGATTAGGGTCAATAACATGACCAACGCCAACAGTCCACAATATAGCCGGACAGCGGTAGGGACGAAATCTAACTCCTTCATCCTTTTTGATGCCCTCTATACACTCTTTTGATACATTCACTTCTTGCCCCACTGACGAGAACCAAACCAGAAAGCAATGATTCCTGACAGCAAAGCCATCTCATCTTCAGAGAAGATAACATCCGTAGCTGCGATAAACTGCTCTACGTTCATACTGCCTAACCCGCCCTGTAGCAGGAAGTAGGTTAGACCAATATTGATTAAAACCAGTTCTAGCACAAAGATAAAGGTCACAGCAGGCCTTACGATGCCGTTTAGGTTAACAACCCACTTAGAGGCGTTGTTCATAATAGCCTTGTCGTGCTCTAAAGCGGCTCCCTGGCGGTCTGCATCGGTCTGGAGGGCAATCTGGTCTGTCCTGATCTCTTCGACCTTCTGTTGGGCTAAAAAGCCCCTCTCTGCCAGTGCTAGTTCACGCTCAGTCTGCATCTGGGCTAGTTTAAGTTCCTGAGCCTTATCTGCCTTGTCTTGGAAGAAGTTCAGTACCTGTGGCAAGCCAGAGGCAAAGAAGCCGATAGCGGAGGATATAAGCGATAGCATTACAGGTGTCCTTTAAAGATGTAGTAAGTAGTGACTATGAATAGCGATGCCAAAAAGCAGTAAATCTTGAGTTCATTAAGTTTCTTTAGATCCCTGCCAAACTCATCAGTTAGGTTCTTATTATCTGCCAAGATACGCTGTTTAATTGCTTCTACCTCAGTCCAGGCAGCAGGACCGTGCTTCTCGATGATGTCTCTTTTTAGTTCTTCTTCTATCTGCTTAATTTCGTATAACCCACGCCATTCCTCAACGGCAGAGAACACAGAGGTGTCTTTGGGCCTGTTTAGCTGCTTCTTGCGGAAGGCGGCTCTGGCCTGCACATCAGCCTTGCCAAGTTCTTGGATGTCCTTGGTGACTGACTCCAGTTCCTTACCTACCGCCAATGCCTCTTTGATGCCAGCGACAGCAGCCTTGGCAACTTGAGTGACTGGTTCGCTCATGTTACTGGCCTTGCTGCTGTTTAATATAGTCTATGTTTTCTTTTGTTATGTCGTCTACTGACATCTCATAGTTTTGACCACCAACATTAACTACAACATTTCCATTTGGCTGAATCGCAACAATACCAGACCTTGCCCCTGCTTTAGCAAAGAAGTTTGCTACAGGAGAAAAATCAATAGCGCCCACTAACTCTTTAGCAATTACTTTTGGATCGTCTTTAATTAGTGCTGCTTTTTCTAAAGATTCCCTAAAAGATGTTGGATTTGCTAAAATTTGCTTAGTGGCTTTGTCTTTAGACAATTCAATTTGCTTTGCTAGTACCTTGCTAAAAATCTGAGCAGTTGCCGTGCTCCCACTTAAAATAGGATTTGTTAACTTGCTGACTATAGAAGACAAACCAATACCTGTTTTTGCCCCTATTTCAGGGACTGCTGTGGTTGCTGGTATGTTTCTCATAGGAGTTAGAGCAGCCATCTCAACACCAGATAAAATATCCTCTGCTAATTTAAAGTCCTTTGAATTGCCCCGATACAAAGGCAATACTAAGTCTCTATTATCTTTTAAGAACTGAACTGGGTTAGGCTGATCCGCTACAATTCTCATTATATTATTTCTAAAAGACTCAGTAGCGTCTTTATCAGATAATGCTATCTTTCGCAAAGAAAGAAATTCATTACGGTCTACGGCAGATTTTTTATCACCAGCAGCCCCAACAAATGCTTTTCTTACTGAATCAGTTAACTCTGGTGTATTTAAAGAAACAATACCACGCTCATCGACAGAAACATATTTATCTTTGTTCTTACCCAACACAGATGCTAATGTGTCATCTTGTTGTTTAGCGATAATCTGTCCCTGCTTTTCAACTTCGCCTAATAGAGACTCTGTGTTTACTAATTTGTCTCTAATTGATGGAAATTTCTTAAGACCATCGTCATATTTATTTAAGAAGTTTGTGACATCCGCTGATGACGGTATCTGTTTTGAGTCTCTAAACAAAACCGTAAACACACCTTGCTCAAACAAATCAAAGGCATCTTTTTTCTCGCCGTAGACATTACCATAAATCTTAGCAAAATCGTCAAAGTTTTCAGGCTTCTTTAAAAACTCACGAACAACTTCGCTGTTAGCTACGTCAAAACCTTCTTGACCGTACTTAGACAGGCGATATCCCATGCCTTGGCGGAAGGTAGGCTTAAATTCAGTTTTATAAAAACCATCAGCAATGTTTAATAAGTTTTGATAATTTTTATCAGGTATGGATTTTAGTGCCTCTGACAAAGTACCTCTAACTTCGGAAAGACGCAAAGCCTCCGTTAAAGAAGTAGGATCAGCAGCACCTTTTAGCATAAAAATACGCTGATTTAATGATTTAATCATCCCATCTACATCATTAGCGTCTACAGCCCTAAAACTGGCTACATCAATTGCTGGCCCTTCTGGATATAACTTTTGCAGTATTTTTTGTTCTTTAGGGCTTAACGAATTTAACAACTGAGCAGGGTCTTGTCCACTGTCTAAAATAGTGTTGTAAATCCTGCGTGAGTCTGAATTGGTAATTGTTAATCCTTTATCAGAAGCATAATTTGATGCAAATGAGTAAAGATTGTTTTTCTTTTCAGTTGCTGACTTTAAGTTGTCTTTAAAACGCTCTTTTAACTGTGCGCCAATAGCCTGCTCACTGCCGGTTTGGTTTTTTATAGCCAACCCCAAATTAATAAGCGTATCTTCATACTGGGCTTTGTTTTGCAAGACTGGTTTCAACGCTTTAGCAAGTTCCGTCTTTGTTGTTTCTACAAAACCATCGCCAACAGGCAGGGCCTTTAATAAAATTCTATTAACTGCTTCTTCTGTTTTTTGCTGTTGCTGTCCGATCATGCCAGCAAATTTAGGATCTCTAGCAAACTGCTGTTTCATCATAGACTCAGCAGCCGCACTCCCGGTTACTTGCGAAAGAGTTGGTTTAAAGTTAGGATTTATTGCTTTTAATTCATCTACAGTTTGCAACCTTCTTGCTAAGTCTGGAACTTCTTCGGCAATTGCTGTTACACCTTGTTTTACCTGTAGTTCTGATAGTTTGTTTGCAATTGTAGGGCTGCTCTCTGCTGCTTGGACAACAGCTTTTTTAGCGCCCAGTAAGCTAGTTGCCATCGGAGACATGGCACCGATAAATTCCCCAGCAACCCTAGGAGCACCTGCCGCTTGGGCAATATCCCCGCCTAACTCACCAGCAGAGCCTGCTGCAAACATCGATATAGGACCACCAATGCCGCCAGTTGCGGCAACACCTCGAGTACCTGCCCCAAGGTACCGTGTTAAATACTCATCACGCCTCGGAACAACCCTTTGTTCTACTCCTGGTGGTGTTAATGCTTCAAATTGCTCTTGCCCAGTTTTGTATGAGGAAGCAATTTCTTTATCTGTAAGCCCTTTTGCTTTGTATGCAATAATTTCCTGAGCACTAGGCCCAACAGTAAAAGCAGACCGAACAATGTCCTTTAAACCCTCTGCTGCTTGTTGATACTGATATTGAAAAAAATCACCAAGACCCTGAACACCAACACGGGCAGGACTTCTTTGTCCTTGGCTTAAACGGCGATATTCTTCAATATCTGCCGCTGTTGGCTCAGATTGAAATTCGACTCGTTGCCCATCAATAGTTTTTACAACCGCCATTTTTATTCCTTTATTATAAAGGTCTTGCTCTGTTTCCTGAAGGAAGTGTTATTGCATTAGGAGTAACTGTTTCCGATGGCGCTGTCGTTTGACGTATGCCTTTTGCCCTACCGGGAACAACAAAACTAGCCTGATCTCCAGTAATTCCTTGTCTAGCGGCAGCCCCTGTAAACTGTTGTTCTATTGCAACCCTTTGTTGTTCTAAAGGATTTCTTAAGTTTTTAATAATTCTAATCGCTTCCTCACGCTGTGCATCTGAATATGTGCCTTGTAAGAACTGACTAAAGATACCGCTAAGGCGCTGTCCTAATGGTCCAAAGTTACCAAAGGCTGCAACGTCTTTATTACTAATATCCCTGTCACCAGCAAATTTAGCAAACTGTCGTTTAGCAATTGAATCTGCTAACCCTGATTGCTCAATTAAAAGGGCCTCTGCTTTATCAAGAGCATTTAGTGGCACATCAATGGGGTTAACTTCTTTTAAAAAAGATTCTCTTAGGTTTATATCAGCCCCAAATGCTTTAGGAGGAGCGCCGGCAGCAGCCGTTTTACGAGCAGCTTCATCACGCTCTTCTCTAAACTTTTTAGCGCCTTCAACATTACCAAACTTTTGAATTAACTCATTTAGACGAGTACGATCAGCAATGGTCAGCGGTGCCTCTGGTGCCCTTTCTTTAGCTGCTTGAGCCAATGATGCTGTGCCAGCAGCTTGTCTCTGAAAGCCTAGCATCTGCTCAGACTCTAACTTAGAGGCCTGTTGAGCCGCCTGTTGAGCCAAGGTAGTTACACCCAACCTAGCTGCAGAAGAAGATAACTTTTTAAAGAATTCTGGTGAAGAAGCATCGTTACCTGAGGCCTGTAAGGCTTCTTGGTAGGCTTGCTGTCCCAACTGTGCCTGCTGTAGTCTTGGGTCCTGCACAGGTGTGGTACCAAACAAGTTACCAACAACACCGCCCAAGGCACTGCCTAACTGCTGACCAGCCCTAGCAGAACCAAGCAAAGTAATCTGCTGAGGAGTTAACCTAGCCTGCTCTAATAGGTTACGCTCACGTTCAGCCTCGATAGCCTGCTTAATTAGTTCGGGGTTATAAGAACCAAATAATGTTTGCTCTGCCATTTCTATTTCCTTTAGTAAGGGCTGTAACCACCACTCATGTTTTCAAATCCTGAAGATGATCCATAATAACCACCTGATGTATCGATGTCAGGGTTATAGGCAAAACCGCTACCGCTACCTGCTCCCATTGGATAATATGGAGTTGCAGTAGATTGTGGTGCAGGTGCCTGTGTACCACCAAAGTTTAGGCTCTTAAAGAAGCTGTTCATCAGGTTTTGTCCTGCTAACTGATTAGCGGCAATCTGCTGTTGCTGACCACCTAACCTAGTCTGTGCTGCCTGCATACCACCTTCTAATAAAGACCGACCAGCAGAAGCTCCAGCCGTGGCTGTCCTACCGCCCAACTGAGCACCAATGTCCAGAGGTTGTTGACCTGCCTGCTCAAGCAACTGAGATACACCAAACTGTGTCTGGAATGGCGACAATGCTGTTGTCCCTAGTTTAGCGGCTTCTCCGAATAAACCAGTACCAAAGTTAATACGATTCCTTGCTTCCTGTTCTGCCTGTGCAGCCAATTGCAGGTCTTGTGTGCGCCTTGCAGTAGCCAACGCAGCCAACTCAGGCTGACCTACATCACCAATATTGAGGCCAGCACGACCACGACCAAACACAGAAGCACCTAATCTCTGTTCTTCACGCTGACGGATTGGATCAAGCATTGCATATTGTTCTTGCAAGTATTGGTTACGAGCCTGCTCTGGTGTTGTTGCTAGATATTGTTGACCAAGGCCAAACAAGGTCTGAGAAGGCGCTACAGCCTGTTCTGCAAGCCCTAGACTGTCTCCGTAGAGAGCAGATAACCTGTCTTGAAGAGCCTGTATCTCTGGCGATGTAGTATAACTAGCGCCACTAAGACGGCCTTCAGGTCCGTATTGGAACTGTGATTGTCCAAACCTAGTAGAGATGCCTACAGGTCTAAACCGAGCCTCTTCGGCTGCTAATTGAGCAGCACGTTCTTGAGCATCGGCTGCATACCGAGCAGCTTCTGCTTGTTTTCTAGCCGCTGATCTTGTTGCGCTTGCGCCTATAGCTGCCCCAACTACACTTCCCACTGCGTTACCCATTTAGATTACCTCTTTTTCTAAAATGTATCCAGTTAGTTTAAAACCAAACTTCTTCTCAAATGCTTTATAGTTACGCTTAGTGCCCATGATTATCTTCTTGTAGCCTAATTGCTTTGCTAGTTCATTGAGATAGATATTCCAGTAATACCCGTCACCATAAACTTGCAGAGCAACTAAAGCATCGTCATGCTCAGTCCAAGACATAAAACCATGTTCATTTTCAACTAAGTTGTCTAATCTTATTACGGTATCTTTAGACTTAGTTAGGTATTCTTTTATTTGTTCTTGATTCATCAAGTCTTCATAATGTAGCAAAGTGCATAGTACGGGGGCAGGTTAGCGTTAGTGCCTGAAGAACCTGCTGATGCGTTAGTGGTAGAAACAGTGATGCCTGTTGTATTAGAACCTGTGTTGTCTGTATTAGCTGGGCTTGAAGTGGCACCAGCAATAAATGAAGAGCCTCCGTTTGGACTACCGGCCCTTGTATTTGGAATAAGGTGCGTGTGTCCTGGGTCTGTTACTGTTGAAGTAGCAGTGTGGGTGTGGCTGACAACGATTGCATTAGCGGAGCCACCAGTGTCGCCAACAGCGTAAGTAGAACCTGCTCCAACAACAAACCTGTCTCTTAGGTCTGGTGTCGAATTAGAACCATTACACAGTACCCAACCACTAGGAATAGATGCAGAAGAGCCTGACCAG